TGGACTCAACCACACAAGCCATCATGCGATTCAGACAAGGTGGGTTAATACAACACCCTGAAGATTATATCGACGAAAAAGTCGAGAAAACTAAAAGGAATTATTATTAATGAAGTCAATCATTAGAAACTTTATCGCTAAACAGATGGCCGGTCGTTCTGACGACGGCATCATGATCACATTAAGAGATCCACAAAAAGTAGAACTAGCTGAAAATATAATGATGGATCTATTAATGCGTAATGGTTTTGATCCAAGAGCCATTACCAGTGAACAACAATTAAAAAATATTATTAATCAAATAGAAGCTGCTAGTAAACAAACAACACAATCAGGAATCAGAAACACAGAGTCAGCAAAAGTATTTGATCTTAAAGGTAGAAAAATAGAAAACACAGATAACATTATGGGTGGTGAAGAGATGCCACCACCAGGAAGCAGAGGTGGTTCTGATGATATTGCAGCGCCAGTGCAATCAGCAGAAGAGTCATTACGAGATATGACTGAGGCAGAAATAAAAGCAAACCTAGAAGCACAAAATAAATCTGCTATTGAAAAAATTTTAAAAAGAAAAAACAGAAAAGACGTTTACAGTTTAGACGACTATGACACTACAAACATGTCAGAGATTAAAAAAGAAATTATAAGAACAGAAACTAAATTAGGTAATCTAAATCCAGACACGGACCCTAACTTTAGAGAAAAAGCAAAAGCATTATCAGACAGAATTATAGAATTAAAAAATAAAATGAGAGAAGATAAAGCAGGTGGTGGACGTATTGGTTTAAAAGTTGGTTCAGGTAAAAAATTTTTACAAAAAGTATTTGGTAAAGAAGGATTTGAAACAATGAAAACAAGAGATCCTGAAATGTATGTGGGTCTGTTAGAAGTTGTCGACATGTACAGAAAGAGAGACAAAGAAGGTTTAAAGATGTATTTACAAAAATTTTTACCACACATGGATGATGAAGCAATTGAAGCATTTATTATTGGTAGTGATGGTTCAGAGGGTTTAATTGGAGAATTAATTAGACTGGGTAGTGGTCGAGACTACAAAGGTAAAATTGATATGATAAAAAAATCAGAGGAGATGAAAAAATTAAGAGACCTAGAAGTTACAGAAGACATGATTCGTAAACCAAATGCAGATGGTGGTATCATGCGTCTTGGTTTAAAAGAAGGATCAGGAATGTCAAGACGAACGTTCTTAAAATTATTAGGTGGTGCAATGTCTATACCAATTATCGGTAAAATTTTTAAACCATTTAAGATTGGTAAAAAAGTAACTCAAGTGCCAATCATTAAAACAGATAACGTGCCTGGTAAACCAGAATGGTTTGATCAATTAGTTAACAAAGTAATTCTTGAAGGTGATGATGTAAGTAAAAGATTTGCAACTAAAGAAAGAGAGATTGTACATATTAAAAAATTAGATGAGGATACAAATGTAATGGTAACTCAAGACTTAGATGAAGGAGCTGTTAAAGTTGAATATAATAGTTCAGAAAATGTGTATGAAGATCCAGTTCAACTACGATACAAAAAAGAATTACCAGATGAAGGCAATCCAAATCCATCAGCTGAGTTTGATGTAGCAGAGTCAGCTCCAGTTGGAAGAGCCGATGGCCCTGATGATTATTCTATAGAAATAGATGAAATTGGTGGCACAAGTATTAGTGATTTAACATCTGATGTTTCAAAACTAAAAGAATATGCAACTGGTGAAAAACAAACATTAAAAGAATTTGTACAATCTAAAAAAAGAAAAGACAAAGCTAAAAAAATAACAGAAGGTGGAGAAGCTGAAATGGATGCTGTTATCGAAAGACAAGGTGAGTTTATACAATTTGATGATGTAGATCCAAACATGGCATCAGGCGGTATCGCTAGAATGTTAGGTGAGTAATGGAAGACTTACAAGATAAAATTATAGAGTTGATGGATCTCTTCGACGGAGAGGTTACAACAGCAGACAAGATAGACAGACCACAACAAGCATTAGACAGAGAAGCTTACGACGATTTCATGAAACGTAATCCAATGGCCGGGGGTGGTATGTTAGTGCAACCAAGTGCTGATGGATCTAGACCTGGGTATTCTAACCCTAATCCAAAAATTGCTACAAAAGAATTTATAGCAGAAAGAGATAAGGGAAAAGGTATTCCAATAGTTAGAGAATATTTAAGAAAAGTATTAAGAAAAAAAGATTCTATTAATTTTAAAGATATTGCAGATATAAAAAACAAAGCAGGAGTGTCAAAAGATGCAAAGATTGATTCAGACATATCAAGATTAATTAATACCGAAGAATTTAAAGGAAAAGTTACAACTGAATCAAAAAAGTTACAAAAAGGTCAAACAGAAACTTTTAGAAATATTTTAAGAGATATAAAAAAAACAATTCCTAAAGGTAACAAACAATTTATAAACGTTAGTTATATCGCAAAAAAATATAATATACCTGGTAAACCTGATTCAGGTGGTTTTTATAGAGTGTTACAAGAACCAGAGTTTAAAGATACTTTTGTAGGACTTACACAAGATACAAGATCTAATCCACAGATCATAAGATTTGCTGAAGAGTTTGAAAGACTTTATGAAATAACGGATATCGATAGAGATTTTTTTAGACAATTAGCAATTAATATTTATGGAAATGACAAGCCAAGAACCATTAGAGCGGTGGAAGCAGATGCTTCTAAATACGCAGAATTTTTGTATGGAGTTAGAGAAGTAACAGACGCAAATGGAAATAAATTAAAATTACCTAGTGTTGAAAAAAGAGGTGATTATTTATTTGAATTACTAGATGAAACACTTGCTTTAGAAGAAGGTGAAAAAGGTAAGGTTAGACCAATTAAATTTGGTTCAGGAATTGAAAGAGATAGAATGTTTGCCATAAGAGATGGCTTACTTGGTTTTAAAGAAGGACAAACAGAGCTTCAAAGAACAAATATTAAAAAACTTTTAAAAAAAGGATATGATCTAGACGAGGTTGCAGGACTAGCTGCAACTCATGAAATAGCTCCAGGATACACAGAATTAGTTCAAGGGTTAAAGAAAAAAGTTAATGCTGATAAAATGGTTAAAATTGACAAACCATTTGCTAGAATTTTTGAACAAGTCATTACAGGACAAAAACCTACCAAAGGTTTTCAATATGGTAAAAAATTTTATCAAAATATAGAAGAGGTTGTTAAACTTTACAATAAAGATGCTGCAGCTTATGGTAAAAAATATGGAATAGATGTTCCTTTAATTGAGTATGATCCAAGACCAGGTAAAAAATTAAATCCTAAAAACTTTTTACCTAATTTTAAATATTTATCTCCTGAAGCAAAAGCAAACGTACAAGACTTAGCAAGCAAAGGTGTTGGCGTAAGAACTGGAGCTGTTACCATGTCACAAATGGAAAAAGGACTTAAAGAAGGATCTCCATTATTTAAAAAACTTATGAAGTTTTGTCCAAAGAGTAATGGAGGTGAAGCTGGAGTTTGTACAATAGAAGAAGCTATGGATGGTTTGGTATCAGAATCAAAACAACTTAAATCAGGAAACATGAATGATGCACAGGCTAAAAGAACTGCGCAAAAAATAAGAGCGGTTACTAGAGTTGGTACAGGATCAACACTAGCAAGTTTGTTAGGTCCTTATGGACTTGCAGGTGAAGTTGTTATTGATGGAGCGCTTATGGCTAACAATATGTTAGAGGGAGGTGACACATATAAAGAAGCATTATCTAAATCTTTAATTAAGTATGCGATGCCAAAAGATGCAAGAGAGCGTTTAGAAAAAGAAACAGATTTAAATACAATGATATTAGGAACAGACACGTCTGGTCTAGCTGCTAATTATGTAGATGCTCTTAAAAAAGATGAAGACTTAAAACAAAAATATGAAAATTATTTAAAAGTTAATCAAGAGGACATATCAAGTTTACAAGATCCTTACTCATCTGGAACAACTCCCACATTTTCTATAGAAGATAAAAACAAAGCATTAAGAGAACTTCTTGAATCGTTAGGAAGAGCAGATCCCACTGATGGTAAAAACATATATGATATTATGAAATTTGGTTCTCCAGAGCAACAAGCTTTTGCAACTAAACAAGAAGTGTTTGATGCTGAAAAAATGCAAAGAAGAATGGACTATGACAAAAAGATTTTAGGACCAATTAAAAATTTATTTGGTACAGGCTTCTATAGTGATGAACAATTAAAACGATTACAAAAAGAAGCCGATAGAGAATCATTAGAAATAGGTCAATCACAATATGGTATGCCTCCTAGTCAATCAAGTGGTTTACAAAGATTTAGTGATGTAGCACAACTTGGTGTTGCAAATTTAGCAAAAGGTGGACGTGCAGGTTTTAAATTAGGGTCAGTTAGAAAAGGTGTGTTGTCTTTAATAGATGAAAGTTTAAAAAAGACACCAAAAGATGTAACTTCAGAACTAGATAAATTAATTAAAAAAACACTTGATGAAGATTTGTTTGATAAAAAAGATCGAATTATAGATTCGATAAACATATCAGAGACAAAGAAAAGAAAAAATCTTCCTTACAATATGAGAGTTTTTGAAGAACCAAAAAATTTAAATTTTTATGATTCTATAATACAATCTAATTTTAAAACCAAGACAGGTCCCTACTATGATAGAATAAGAAAAAATAAAGCAGGCGGTGGCTTATTAAAACAAGCAGGTGACAGATCAGGTGCTATGTTAGAATCTATGAACCCAGACTCACAAGGGTTGCAAGGTCTATTAAATCGTGTTAAGAAAGGATAGGAGTAATAAATGGCAGAAATAGACAAAGGACTCCCTAACACTCGTACGAAACTTGACATTCCTTCAGAAGAAGAGATGGCAGAAGAAGTTAGTGTTCAGGAAGAAGAAGCAGAACAAAAAGGACCAGTTGAAGTAGTACCAGAAGAAGATGGTGGTGCAACAATCGACTTTGAACCGGGAGCTATAAATATACCGGGCACAGAAAATCATTTCGATAACTTAGCAGATATTTTACCAGAAGAAAATTTAGAACCAATTGGAAGTGAAATGGTTCAAAATTATATGGACTATAAATCTTCTAGAAAAGATTGGGAGCAAGCTTACACAACTGGTTTAGATTTATTAGGATTTAAATACGAAAACAGAACGGAACCATTTCAAGGAGCAAGTGGTGCAACACACCCAGTGTTAGCAGAAGCAGTTACACAATTTCAAGCACAAGCTTATAAAGAATTACTACCTGCAGATGGACCAGTCAGAACACAAATTATAGGTGTTAAAAATCCTGGGACAGAGCAACAGTCTGAGCGTGTAAAAGATTACATGAATTATTTAATTATGGATCAGATGAAAGAATACGAATCAGAATTTGATTCGATGTTATTTCATCTTCCGTTAGCTGGATCAACATTTAAAAAAGTATACTACGATGTACCTATGGGTAGAGTAGTATCTAAGTTTGTACCAGCAGATGAATTAATCGTTCCGTACACAGCTACCTCATTAGATGATGCGGAAGCGATTATTCATACAATAAAAATGTCTGAAAACGAATTACGAAAACAACAAGTCAATGGTTTTTATACTGACGTTGAGTTAGGCCCTCCAGGTTCTAATATTAATGATGAGTTAAATAAAAAAGAACGTGAACTAGAAGGCACAAAGAAAACAGGAAAGAACGATCCTATTTACACTTTGTTAGAGTGTCACGTAAATTTAGACTTAGAAGGTTTCGAAGATGTTGGTGCCGATGGTCAACCAACTGGAATAAAATTACCTTACATCGTAACAGTCGAAGAAGGTAGTAGGAAAGTTCTTTCTATCAGAAGGAACTATGCGCCCAATGATCTAAAGAAAAATAAGATCCAATATTTTGTCCACTTCAAATTTCTGCCAGGACTTGGATTTTATGGCTTTGGACTCATTCACATGATTGGCGGATTGAGTCGTACGGCAACGGCGGCTCTCCGTCAATTATTAGACGCTGGTACTTTATCGAACTTACCTGCAGGATTTAAACAAAGAGGAGTTAGAGTTA